GTCTGGCGACCTCTTCAAGCGCTTCTTGATATCGTCTTTAGATTCCATTATTATTCGTCCGTCACTCTGGAACTTCCAATGAATCTCCGTTGCCTCCTCAGCAAGCAACGAATTTGGTGGCAATGCAGGATAATACCCGTTCTTGGGATTCAGCCACTCACGAACCCTCCAGTAAAGATAAGCACGCATATTCACGAACTCATATTGATGAGTCTTGTCATGGAGGTTCCTCGCATTCTCCGAGAACTTGCAGGAATAGACGTTATGGTACTCCAGTTCCCTAAGACGTGAATATACACCAGCGCCCTCTCCGATAGTGTCTATAAATGCTTTGTCACGTTTCTTGTCAGTCATGGCATTTATGACCATACCGACAACGTGCATATGGTCGGCTACACCTCCAGACTGATGCGTCTTGATTTCTGAAACAAAGAAGTCATATCGAGGAACGAGGACACTGCTATCCCTGCCCATTCCTGCCACATCAACACCAAGTAAGCATGCCTTGTTTGGCTTGTAGGACTTTCCCTTCAATTCCTTCCATCTTTCGTTAGCCATCTCGATCCATTCGTAAGGAATGAGCACGTCTTCACCAACTCGGGGGAACATCCCAAGCACCTTGACCCGAAACAGATCGTTAGGGCGGTATAGTTTGCCCTCCCATTCGAAATCGCCTTGGCCAATATCATAATCTGACTTACTTACGGGTGAACTCCAGTTCTGCACCTTATCCTTCACCCACTCATAGTTTACCTGCCCTGGTATAACTTCCTTCTTACGCAGGACGTTCTCTGCATTGAGGGAATTAAGCCGGAACTTCTTGAATCGGTCAGACTTCATTGCACGTGCTGCATAGCCTGTCGTGATATTTGGATTGAATACTATAAGTAGTCTCGAGTTGCCTTGCAGGTTTCCTTCTATGGCATTGAAAACGGTCTCAGACATACCCGATGCCTCAGTCACGACAAACATTGTATTCACAGCATGGAATCCCGACCACGCTTCAGTGTTGTCGTCTGAGGACTTGAAGCCAGTAAGGAACCATTCGTCATAGTTCGTCTTGATCCCTTTCGCAAGCAGCCTACCTGGCAGAACTCCTTCACCGGCATTTCTGAAGAGACGTGATATCTCAGGTATCATAATCACATCGACCTGCCTTCCAGTTGGTGCCGTCATGGCAACCTTTGTATTCCCGACCAAGTTTCCTGACTTATCGAATCTGGGGGTCAGATAGAGAAAGCACATAGCTGCTACTGCGGCAACGAAGTCTTTACCCCGTGCCGTTCCACTGGCGACTGCGGTCATTGGATTGTGCTGTACTGAAGATAGTATTGCCTGCTGTTCCTTGTCAAGCTTCGCTTTCAGGACCTCAGCGGCAAACTTATTCCAGTCTTCCCGCCACTCCCGCATTTTCCGGTGTGCCTTTTCTCTCTTGGTCTCTACCATCAGTCAACTTCCTGCATCAGTTTCTCAAAACTGCTTACTGTCACGTCATGTTCTGACTTCTCGACGTAACCACGACTTTTACCCTTCGTCTTCAGGATGAAAAAGACTGCGTTCATGTCACCGCGTGAGACAGCGGCACGCAACTGGGATTCGGCCAAATCAATGAAACTTTCATCTACATCTTCTATCGCCTGACGAAACTCCTCATTCTGGAGCCATCTGTAATAGGTAGTGCGACTCTTGATATTAGCCTGCTCACAAGCAGCAGAAACGTTTCCTGCCACTTTCTCAAAGACCTCAAGAAACCTCTTCTGGCTCTGGGTCAACTTACTACGATCATCTGTTTTCTTTGCCATTTCTTCAATTATTTGGTGGGAACTATTCGCAATGAGGCCCTGCGTGTTTCTGCAGGGCACAACGTATCATCAACAAAACATTTCTACGTACCTTCTTTTCATCTTCGTGCCAAGCCTTGCCTTGATATCTGGCAATGGGTCGTTAACGAGCTGCTTGATACGCAAATACGGAAGGTTCATGCCTCCAGCCTTGAACACTTCCATAGTAGCGGCTATTCGTGGGTTGCATTCCATCAGGACCGGCACCCCTTCAGAGTTGTATCGGAAATCGAAGTCTGCATTACCATCCAGTCCTAATGCTTTCGTGAGCCGTGTTACTATCTCATAAGCTCGTGTGTCCTCGAACAATGTCGCGCTTTGGGGAATAGAAGCAACGATGGTTTCACTTCTCCGTCCACACATATAGAGCACCTTGCCATGATCTGCAAGGATATCGACGGAGAACTCTCCGCCAGTCAGACACTCCATGGCCATCATTTCGGGCATATCAGATTCTTTCTCACTCAGGATAGCCCGTAGCTCGTCATAGGTGGTGTAGAGCGAATTGGGCTTTTCCCCGAATAGGATATCAAAACGAGACTTTTCTGGGTCAATGATTCTGACTCCCCTACTTCCGCTCAACTGGGTCGCCTTTATGCACACTGCATGGTTAGGATAACCGATATACTCCAGGGCTTCGTCAAACTCCTTCAGACTTCTGATTGCATGATACTTGGGTGTTGGTATGTCATGGGCATGCATAAACTCATAGAGTCGAAGTTTGCTAAGGCACGTGATTACTGCATCGGCACTGCCGACAGACACCTGCGTACCATCCACCTGAAACTTATCTTGGCTTCCGATTAGCAATGGCAGTTCTGCAGACATAGATGGCAGTAGCACATCGACGTGCTCCTGATGGCATATAGCCAGTAGGGAATCGATGTAGCCTGCATCAGATACCTTGGGGACCTTATACACCACGTCCACCATTTGCTTGATAGTTGCGTCTTCATCGCAATCGACTCCAATGATCCTGATATCCCGCTCTCCGTTTTCACGAAGGCAGCGAAACAGCCCTGGCGTGAACTGGGCGCCAGCAGCTGTTACCATAACCGTCAAATTTCGTAGTTTCCTCATAATCCTTCAAATAAATCTCCTTGGGCAAGTTGATTCGCCTCTTCTTTTGTGCAGCTCAGATTCTCAACAAGGGGCTTAGAATGGTCACCGCCGAGTTCATAGGCAAGTTTCCGCATCTCCTGCTCGTTAGGCATCAGCCTTGCGTTGCAGATTTTCGACGCTTCATTATAGAAGTAATCACGACCACGGCCCATTGCCTTTCCTCGGTGAGTGTGATTGTCGTAGGCATAATCAGGAATCTCGTACTGCTTCGTCTCGTTCTCTGCCCAAAAGACGGTTATCGCCAAATCCACATACCTTGATTTATGCGCATGAACGAGGTGTAAGACAGCCTGAGTGAACGGCAGCTTTTCTGGCAGGTGCTTCTCTTTCAGCGACACCAGATAGTCATAGGTTGCTTTGAGATTGACGATAGCCATGTTCACGTATGGATCGCCAAGGCCTACATCTTCACACGACATAATCAGCATACGTTTCCACGCATACTTTTGATAGCCACTTTCGTAAAGTTCCACAGCCCAGAACATAGCCTGTTTCTCGTCACATCGACGGATGGCCTTCTGAAATGCACTTGCAACCTCGAAGAAGTTGTATCCGTGCTTTGTCCTTAAATCATAATTGCTCATAATCTTTCTTTTACAATTTATTGTTACGCCTCATAAAGTTACGGCAAATAGATGATATGCGCAAATTTTGAAACTCAGTTTAACTGATATCCGCTAAAAAGGTATCTTCAGCGTCCTTTGGTACGGATGTTTTCGTTTCGCAAGGCTTGTGTCATGCTTCATCTGGATGGCCTCACCAAAGGACTGACGGAGGAATAGGGTATCTTCCTTCTCCTGCTCAATCGTCCTATAATTGGAGCAGCCACCGAGATTGTGGAATGCTTTTTCTCCGAGTTCTGCAAACCGTTCGTCACACCATAGCATACGATGGTGGTATGCGTTGAGGCCGCAAATCCAATAGTCTTCACTCACTACTGCTTTCTCCGAGAAGAACAACTTGCTCCCTTCCAGAATCCCCATAGAGCCGTTCAGGATACCTGTCAGCCGTATCGGCTTATGATCTACGTACTGGAGAGGGTTGCGCTGCTTACTGAAGCCAAAGAGAAAGCACCCAGCCAGTTTCGCCATATTGCCGACATACTGAATGACGTCATAGGCCTCATCCGCATCCATTGGCACCTTCTCGCCCTTCTCGACATACAGCCTTTGGATATACTTGATGTCATCATCTATCTGATAGTGATTACCACATCTTTCGAGTATAAACTGGCGCTTCCGTGCAAGTCCTTTCAGCGAGTCGGGGTGGGTAAGTATCGGCATACCTGGATTATACTCTGCATAGGCAGCAGCCTCACTCTCTGGTACACAGAGTGTGGCATTCTTCACGCAGTGCTTGGTTATCACCCTATCAGCTCGCCCCATGGACGGAATGACTATCTTAATATCTATTGCCATTATTCAATGCCTTTCTCAGCTGCTCGACTGTTATCACCATGCCCTCGCCCATGCGTGAGCACTTGTATGACTGTTGCTTCGTTATTCCGAGTGCAGTCTTCAGGAATGATGTATCGGTGTCGTTGGTAGAGATAATCACCACGGCATCGTAATTCTCCGAGAACTTGGGCACTATCGGGTAGTCGCAGTTGCTATTGTTTATGGAGTTGAACTTCTTCTGAAAATCATCTTTCCAGAACTTCAGCAGCTCTGATTCTTGAAAACCGATATCCTTCAGCCAGTCGAAGTTGAAGGACTGCTGCAACATGTCTGTGTCCCAGCGTCCTGTGTTCTTGTTTAGCCTTACGTTCAGTTCCTTCTCTTCGTCCAATGGGAGATTGACAAAGACACACGGCACCTTCGTATATCCCAAGTCTTCTTTGGCCACCACTACGCGCTGGTGACCGCCAACAATGACGTTAAGCCTCTCTGGATTTAGGTTCACGATGACTGGTTCTGCAAATCCGAACTTCTGCAAACTGGCCTTGATGTGCATCCGGTCCTCGTCGGTAATCCTTCGTGGATTATAGTCTGCAGGGATGAGGCTGTCAACGTCAAGGTACTCCACCTTCATTCCTGCATATTTATTCTGCAGCTTCAATGCTTCTGGCTTCTTGTTGCCCTTCTTTCCTGGCATAATTATATCTTCATTTTTTGAACATAGAACTTTTCGGCATACTGGGTGCCGTTCTCTATACCTCGAATTTCAGCCAGCTTCTTGATCCCGGCTTCGTTAAGCGGGGATGGATACTGGCGAATCTGGGTAGAATAGAGGTCGAATAACTTGATCTTCTCCTCGATGTTGTCTGTGATATCGTGATAGACAGCGCCGCCTTTTATGTCGCTCTGACAGCTCAATATAAAGGGGTATTCATATAGAGCCACGAACTTGGGAGAAAAGCCCTCACGGGGCCTGAGTGAAGCCATAGCACACTCATACATCTTAATGTGGTCCTGATGGTGGCTTCGATAGTTGATGAACACTTCGTCTGGCTTGAAGATGTCAATGACATTGTCTATCTTCGATATTATCTCTCGAGAAGGAACAGCATCGAGCATTGCGTCCATATTCTGCACAATATAGTCACAATCTGCCCCAAGGATTTCACTCACACTCCCAAACTCCGCCATACGCACATTGAAGTCCTGACGATTTTGAGGATTCAATGTCATTGTGGTCATATCACAGCCTATGGTGCCGACCAGAATGAAGATATCTGCACCGAGTTCTTTCTGGTGCAACAAATAGCCGCCACAGCCGAGGACTTCATCATCGGCATGCGGGGCAATTACTAAGATTTGTTTTCGTGCCATATCACTTACTTTTTAATTGTTACTAAATGCGTAGAGATACAGCTACAGAAGTCAGGTCCTTTCGTCCGATACTTGCTACGTGCATCCTCACACGCTTGGCTGCAAATATATGAAAAACTGCTATATTGCACACATTTTGATGCAATTTTAACGTATTTTTATTCGATTTGTTCCATTTCGTGCGGAATCTCCACGGCTTTTGTTTCACTTTATGATTGCAAATACTTCTGACATAGGAGCTGTCTGCACTTGCCAATCTCCGCTTCTGTATCAATGCCAAGACCGGCATAAAAACTTGCGTGTCCGTTGAGGCTGTCACTTGCAATCTCCATAGTTCTTCGCTCTTCATTAGTGAAGCCCATACGGAATGTCCTGAATATCGCAAGTGCCCGCTTGAGCTCTCCTGCAGAT